AACGGGTGCATGGCAAACCATTCTTGATACAACTGAGAATACTAAAACTGCACTTATAGCAAGAATCGCAAGTAATGCAGGAGGTGCAAATGCCACCACTGGATTAAGATATAGTTTTGCTAAAGCGGGAAGCTATTTCAGAATAAACAATCTTTATGCCGCTGATTACGATCTTGGCAATGACTTATCTTACGGTGGTCAATATTATATTGATAAATATTATGATGGTCGCCATTATTCTACTCTTTATCCTGTAACAAATGGAGGAGCAGATCTCGGAAAATCATCCAATAAATACGATGTTATTTATGGAAATAGTGGAAACTTTACAAATGGTATTACTGTAAATGGTAATCCTGTTGTTACTGGAACTTCTGCTTTTGAGTCAGATACATTGCAGACTGTTACTGATGAGGGTAATATTACAACTAATAATATTATTATAGAAAATAATGGTAATGATCCTGAGTATGGAGCTTTAACCATTAGCGGTGGATACGCTCTAGCACATTTAAGAAGCACGGGGACAGTAGCTTATCTTCAATTCCAGAATAGCACGACAAGCTATGGAACTATGAGCAACGTGGGTATGACTATTGGAAACAATGGTCATGATGCTTATGTTACTAACAGACAAGCTCTTGGAAGTGTTTATTTAGCCACAAGTGGTGAGGCTAGAGTGGCTATAAAACCTGATGGCGATGTTGGTATAGGATCGATAACTCCTCAAGGATTGCTAGATGTTAAAGCTGATACCGACCAAAATGTTTTCTTGGGCAGGGCAAGATTTGGATCTCATGTAACCGACTATTTATATTTATCTCATTATGATAATGCTACTTCAACAAGTTATGCTTTAAAGCAAAGCCCTGCTGGATCTTCAGCTATTAATGCTAAAGCAGGTCAGAATGTTAGCATGAGCGTAAACAATAGTAATATTGTTTTCGTTCAAGGTTCTACTAGTAGAGTTGGCATTGGAACAACTGGACCTGCTGAACTACTACACGTTGACGGCAACATTTTAATCCCGCAGGGTAAAACATTGAAGGGGTATTATGGCGGTTCTATTCCAGTTGACATCATAGGTATGAGTAGCACCACTGATACTCATATTTATGGTGGTAATAATAATAGCAGTGATATTTTCTTTGATACTTGTAATGGTGGCACGACAGGCACCAGAATGACTATCACAAATGCTGGCAATGTCGGCATAGGAACAACTGATCCTAGCAAACCACTTCAAGTCGTAGGAGGCATATCTGGTGAGGATATAATATTAGATGGAGGCAGTAGCTCTGACATGGCGATTCAATTCGCTGGATCAAACAATGGAATATATTGCGACCCTTTATCTCAGATGAGATTCGCAGTTGATAGTGCATCCTCTGCGATGGTGCTATCCTCTACTAACATCCAGTTTGGTGGTGGTGGTAACTCAAAACTTTCTTGGTCAACTAATAATTATTTAGAATTTAATGGTGGTGGAACTAAAGCTAGATTGAATTCTATTGGTTTAGGTATAGGAACAACTGATCCTGTATATGACCTTACTATAGGTGGCAATGCCGTTGGTAGCACAGGAGGCTTAAGAATAAACGATCCTTCAAATGCAGCATATGGCGCTCATTTTAGTTTTGCTGATACACCCAATGAAGTTCGCATCGGTGGAATCACAAATAATGTTTATAATGATGCAATAGGCATATATAGGGAGTCAACTAGAACAATAACTATAGATAGTTCACAAAGAGTTGGTATAGGAACAACTAATCCAGCGCAAAAGCTTCATTTAGAATTCGTTAACACCGACACAGGTTTTGCTGGAGGTAGCGGTGGAGATTGGGGTAGTGAAGGTATTCTCATAGAGAATACAAGCGAGACTACTAATACGATGGCGATGATTCAACTGCGTAATTATGATGCAGATATTCATATAGCTGGGATTAGACAAGCATCAAATGATAGTGATTTAGGTTTCTTTTTTGAAGGTTCTGAAAAAGTAAGATTTACAAAAGGTGGAAATGTTGGTATTGGAACAACTGATCCATCTGAAAAACTTGCGGTCTCAGGAAACATTCTCGTAACTGGGGCTGGGAGTGCTGGTCCACACCTTAAACTAGCAGGAACATACACTACTTGGGAGATTGAAAACCAATATGCTGGTGGAGCTAATAATGACATGTTCCGTATTAGGAATACAGCATTAGGTTCAGATGCTTTAGTCATAAACAGAGGTAATAATAGAGTAGGTGTAGGAATAACCGCTCCTACAGCAGCCCTTCATGTTAATGGCGATGGAGGAACTGCCGCAAAGATAGAGAATGGTTCTTTAAAAATCAGATATCCAGCAAACAATGACGCTATAACTATAACTCCCTCTGTTGGGAATGAGGGTAGGATATTAGCCTCTGATGGAGATACCTCTACCCCGCACCCATTAAAAATAGGAGGTGATTATGTAAGAATCACCACAAGCGGAGTTTCTGCTGCAACTGAAGTAGTAAGATTTACAGCAGAAGGTAATGTTGGAATTGGAACGACTGATCCTGACACAAAACTCCATTTACAGAGTGGTCGCTTAACCATTGCAGGTAACGGCTCTGAGGCGATAAAGGTTACTAATTCGGATATTGTTAACTTCGACTTATCAACAGTTCGCGCAGATTTATTTAGAGCATCAGCAATTAGCGACCAATTAGAATTTAGGGGCGGTTCTAATAGAACTCGTTTCTTAAATAGTGATGGAGGAACAGAGTTATTCACCATTACTAACGCTGGCAATGTCGGTATTGGATCAAACAGTCCTGCTGTAGAGCTAGATGTAGTAGGAACGGGTGATTTTGACAGTGTTCGGATATTAAACTCTACTCAAACTCTTAACCCCAGACTTATTCTTGGTAGAGACATAAATCAAAACATTCAATTCCATGTAGTTGACAATGATTGCACTATCACCGCAGATCAAGACAGTGATTCTGATGGAGACCATAAGTTTATATTAAATAGAACATTTGCTGGCGCAGGAGAAAATGATTTTCAAATTGCTAAAGATGGAACTGCTCAAGTAACAGTAGATACTGATGGCAGAGTTGGTATAGGAAGCGCTTCTCCATCTTTCGTATTAGATACTGTATTTGCAGGAGATAATGGCGCTCGTTTAAGAAGCACTGACAATCATTCATCTTTAACTGTTCAATCACATGCTTCTTATGGAGCTTACTTAAGATTTAGTGATGGTGGTAATAGATATTGGTTGCAAGCAAGGAGTGATGATAAGTTACAATTTAGACCAAATGCTAGTCTTTTAGAGTCTGCTTGTATTTACTTTGATGAGACTGGTAATGTTGGTATAGGAGTTAGTAATCCATCGACAAAGCTTGAGGTCGTTGGCCCGAAAGGTGCTGATGGAGTGGTAACTATTGGTGACACAACTTCAGTAGCAGCGGGTGTTGGTGGAGAGATTGATTTTGAGGGGGTATATCAAGGCACTACTAGAACAGTATTCGGAAGTATAGAAGCAAAGAAAACGAACGCTACCGCTGGGCATTATGGAGCGGGCTTGGCTCTATCGACAAGAGTTAATGGGGGTGGTGGTCTCACCGAAAGATTAACAATTCTTGAGTCGGGTAACGTAGGTATAGGTCAAACTAGTCCATCAGCTAAATTACAAGTAAATGGCGATGTTAGAGTAGAAGGCTCTTCTAGCCTTCTTGATATGGACGCTAATGCCAAGATTGTTGGTCAATATTATGCTAATGGAGAATCTGAACTTACATTCTTAAGAATGTATAATGGCTCTGATGCCTCCATCAATATGGGGACAAAACATGCAGCAGGTTACATTTCTTTCGCGGCTGGAAATGGCGCATACACAGAGCGTATGCGAATTGAGAATGACGGTGATGTGGGTATAGGAACGACTGTTCCTACTCATACGCTTCACGTTAAAGCTCAAAAAGATGGAGACTATGTTTCTAGAATAACTAATACAGAAGCTACTGCTGGAGCTAACTTTGGATTAAAGGTAGATGGTGGTTCAAACGCTTCGGACGTTACCTTTGAGGCTCAAAGCTTGGCGGGAACAAGTTATTTTAAAGTGCAAGGCGATGGAAAAGTTGGCATAGGAAGCTCTTCTCCAAGCTATGAACTCGATGTAAATGGAACAACAAGATCCACATACTATGTCGGTGGAGCTTACTTGGAGGAGAACGCATCCTCTAGCAAACTAAAATTCTATACCGATGGCACAGTCCTTGTAATGGACGAAGATGGTGGACTTAAGCCATGCGAGAAAGAAAACGATACTTTAGTTTTTGGTGTTACAAAGAAAGACTTTGATTCACCTGTAGTGCTTGGAGCAGAGCCTGTTCTTGTAACAGGACCAATTAAAGTTGGTGATTACATAGTTACTTCAAACAAGCAGGGTCATGGACAATCCATGAAAGAACAGAATATAGGCACTATTATCGCGCAAGCGATGGAAAGCGGTGATGGAGAGTCGTATAATATAAAAGCAATGGTTAGAAAGATGTAACCTTGGTGTAATTAAAAATAGATTAAAATGGCAATAACCACAGTAAATAGTTACCTAACCGCCTCTGGATTGAACTTTAGAAGCGGAACGACAGGAGCCGCTTCTCTTTTATTAGATCCTTCTAGTAGTAAAATTTATTTATCTGGTAATTTTGACCTAGGAACAGGATCTTTTACTATTGGAGGTAACCCTATTGTTACTGGAAGTAGCTCAACAGAGGGTGATACTTTACAGAGTGTCACTGATAGGGGGTCCAGCACGACTAATGCTGTCGGTATAGGATCTACTTCTCCAGCTTACAAATTTGATGTCGTCGATTCCAATGGTGGCGCTTTAGCAAGATTTAAGGATTCAGACAGTTCTCACGCTGGTCTCTTAATTCAAGGAGACACAAATGGAGGATCAATAACAAATGCATCAGCATTTTCAAAAGAGGCTATTTACCTGCAAAATAGCGCAAGTGCTATTCGTTTTTACACTGACGGAACTGAAGCAGTTAGAATAGATAGCTCATCAAGGGTTGGTATCGGGACAACTAGTGTTCTTGGAATGCTTCAGGTAAATGGCAGGGCGCTTGTAGAGAGTCCATCTGTTCCTACCACTTTAACAGTATCAGATTCAGGAGATGCGACAAAAGCAATAAGAATAGGTTATGAGCCTACTTGGGATGTAGGAAGTATTTCGGCTTCTGATTTTGGAGCAGGTTGGAAAGACATCGTTATAGCACCCATTGCAGGTAAAGTTGGAATAGGAACAACTAGCCCGCATCAAGCACTTTCTGTAAAAGGCACAATAGTTGCCTATAATACTTCATATGTTCAAGTTGCTGGGATGACTAATTCTAGTAATGCTGGTAGATTCTATGCAAACAATGCTGGAGGAGTAACAAAAGTTTTACTTGATTCTAACGGAGATAGTTATTTAGACGGTGGTAATGTCGGGATAGGAACAACTGGTCCTGCTACAACGCTTGATGTAGATGGACTTATATCATCTGATCAAATTCGATCAAAAAAATATACTTCTTTATCTGGTAGCGCAAATGATTGGTTCCCGATAGGAAGTATTAATGAGCATCAAACAGGACCAGTTCTATTTCAGGTGATAACAGCTTATCACTCTAATATGAGCTTTATTGTTGCAAAGGGTTACGCACCTTCTCAAGAACATAGCATTACTTTATTGAGCAGCATTGATAGCAACAATACTGGGTATGCAAATATAAAAGGAGTAAGAGTAAGGCAAGATGGTCAGGTCGAAATACAACTTTATTGGGCATCAGGACCATCAGTTGTTGTTAATGTAACTGCTAGAAGCACAACAGATCCAGTATCTTTGCCGTCTTCTCTCGCTACCTCTACATCAAGCGAAAATGTTGTAGATACTGTCACAAACGAAGATGGAAAACTACGCTCTAGAAAGTTAATAACAACAAGTAGTAATGTTCAGTTATCTGATAATGGAATTTCTTACTTAAATGGTGGTAATGTCGGTATAGGGACAACTAATCCTGCTCGTAATTTAAGTGTCGCTAGTAGTTCAACTAATGCTTTAATTCAATTAGCTAATAGCACAACTACTTATGCTGCTGATAACGGGTTAGAAATTTTTATTTCAGACACCAATGCTGGAATAGTTAATAGAGAAAACGGATATCTTCGTTTTGACACTAGTAATACTGAAAGAGTAAGAATAGCGGCGGGTGGTAAAGTTGGAATCGGAACAACTGATCCTCAAGAGCTTCTACATATAGATGGGGTTAGCCCTATAATAAGGTTAAGAGATAGTAACGCAGCAGGAACTCCATTAGCTCATATAGACGCATCTGACGGTGCATTAAAACTACAGGCTGACTCTAGTGATGAGACAGCAAGTTCTTTTCTTACTTTAGAAGTAGACGGTAGTGAACATGTGCGGGTAGCTTCTGATGGTAATGTAGGTATAGGAGTAACTAATCCGAGTAGTTTTCATTCTAATGCTAATAGACTGGTTGTTGGAGATGGCGCGGGAGCAGAAGGTATAACAATCTTCTCTCAAGACA